TTCATTATCGGACATCTTAGAGGAGGAAGTGGACGAAAGGTATTTCCTCTCAGCGGAGATGGTGCAGCGATTACTTGTGAACAACCAAAAATAAACAAGGTTGGAAATATTAGAAAAAAAGGGAAATCGCAAAGTGGTGATGTCGTCTCAATTGACTCATTAGCTCCTACCCTGTGTAGTACTACGACACAAAAAGATCCGTTAAAAGTTTTAATTGAAAATGAAATAAAGCAGTTTGGTGTTCTGCAACCAAACTACAATCAAAGCGGCGTTGTTTATGAGATTGATGGTATTTCACCAACAATCAGAGCGTATCAAGGAGGAAATCTTGAACCTAAAATCAGAGTAAAAGAGGCAACCAAGCAAGGCTACCAAGAAGCTGAAATTGGAGATAGTGTAAACCTATCGCATCCAAACTCTAAAACACGCAGAGGGCGAGTAGGTAAGCAGATAGCAAATACTCTCTTAACTGGAGAGAGTCAAGGCGTGGTTGAGCCTGACTTTAGGATTAGAAAGCTGACACCTAGAGAATGCTGGAGGTTACAAGGTTTTCCTGATTGGGCTTTTGACAAGGCGCAGGAGGTCAACTCTAACAGTCAATTATACAAGCAAGCAGGCAACAGCGTAACAGTAAATGTTATTGCTGCAATAGCACAGGGGTTAGGAGGAAATTAACCCTATTTAAACCAATTTGAAAAGGAAACAGAAAATGACAAAAATTGAAATCGTTATGGTACTTACAACTTTGATGTCTATCACATGGGCAGCGATTGTTACAATTCACACTATGCAAGCTATCAAAAAGCACAAGGCAAAAGTGGATTATTATCAGAAACCACAAGTGCAATGCGAGATTGCACGTCATGTACTTAAAAACAAATGGTACTCAGATGGAGGGGAGGTGTTTAGATGAAAGTATTTGATGGTGCTAAAATGCGTGCCATCCGTAAAGAGGCAGAGCTTACTCAGTATGATCTTGCCCCTATGGTTGGCATTAGTCAAAATCGAGTAAGTGACATTGAGAGAAATGTTACAACTCCAACGATTGAAGAAATTGAGGCATTTGCCGATGCTCTAAATACTCAAGTATCATCATTTTTAAGCAACGAGTCAGAAATTGAGGTTGTTGCTAATACCTTTACGAAAAAGAAAAAGGATACGGATGCAGAGTCTCACTTTGACAACCAAACCGAGCAAATGGAGTTATTTGTTGATGATACTTTACTAGGTCATGACTTAACAGGCTATGTATTGATCAGCCAAAAAACCTATCTGGAGTTGTTAGATAGTCAAGATCGCTTAAAACAGTTACAAAAACTTTTGAAGTGTGGAGTTTTGGATGAAATTTGAGTTTTCTTTGCCTCGAAATACTAAGCTAAAATCTCTAAACATGGTTATCAATAGTAACGACAGGCAACATCAAACAGATAAAGCTAAAGTTACTAAGCGCATTAGAGCTTTTGCTTATTGGCATACATCGATGAACAAGGATAAAGGGAGGGCTGCTTTTAGCCCATCTAACCCTTGTGAGGTTACAGTTACAATTTACAGCCCTACTAAATCTAAATTAGATCCGCCTAACTTGTATCCGACAGTCAAGGCTATCATTGATGGCATGACTGATGCAGGTATTTGGACAGATGATAATCATAAGGTTATCAAAAAGTTATCCTTTGTTTATGGTGGATTAAGTGAGGAAAAAGGGCATTATAGATTAGAGTTTGATATAGAAGAGGTGGAAAATGAATAAAGATCTAATTGAAACACCACGCTTTAACTTTTTTATAGGGGATGAAGTTTTCTTGAAAGGGAAAATAGTCGGTTTTGATGTGGATGAGAACAAGTGCGTTGAAAATGTTGTTAGATTGGGATACGGGCAAACTCTCAATGTACCCAACAATGATATTTATATTACAGACGACATCGTCGATAAATCCAAAATTAAAGTCACAATACCGCAGTCTGTAGCGGATTGGATTAGAAAATGTAAAACATTTAAGCCTTTTGCTGTAAGTTTATCTTTTGCATTGTAGCCCAGTGTATGGGAAGTAAATGGGTTATCTGACGAGTCCATCGAATGGTTGGCGAATGCAGAAAATCAAGAAATATTCGCTCGAGCGTGGCTTGACGACTACGATATTCAGAAAACAAAGTATGTAGTGACGGATGGCAATCATTTGTATTTTAAAAACTATCAAGAAGATATTGAAATTGTCATACTGGTTGATGAGCAACCTGGCACGATGGATTACGTCAAAAAATTCGACACAAGGGAAGAAGCTCAGAAGGCTGCAGACATTCTTGGTTGGAAAGTTCAGGAGGTGAAAGAATGAACCCAGAAATAATTGACAATGTAAATAACCCAAGCCACTACCAAGGACGATATGGTATGCAATCTATCGATGCTCTAAGAAATTTTATGACACCTGAACAATTAAAGGGTTTTTATCTAGGAAATGCTTTGAAATATCAGTTGAGGTTTCAAAAAAAGAATGGGCTTGAAGATTTGAAAAAGGCTCGTAAAAATTTGGAGTGGTTAATTGAAGAATTTGAGGTAGAGAAATGAAATCTAAAAAACTATTAGCAATCGCATTGCTTGGCTTATCTTTTGTATGGTTAGCAGCATGTGGAAACAAGGATGTCCTTGGAACAACTTTTACTTTTAATTACGCAAAAGTGAAAATGGTAGATGGGCAAATCGTAGAGGGCAAAGTCAAACAGTGGGCGAAGTACGAGAAACAGGATAGTATTCGTGTTACTTTTGAAAATGGTGATGAGTATTACACTCACTCAAGTAACGTCACTTTGTACAATAAATGATGAGGGGGTGATACATGACTGATGACGAAGAAAAAAATAGAGCGCTTGTCAGTTATCCATCGCAGAGAAATTAATTGGCTAAAGTGGTATTTTTTGAGAGATAAGAAAAATCCAAAGAGAACCATTTTGGAGCAAAAAATTATAGTTTCTCATATCAAAAATGATAGGCTTGAAGCTAAGTTTTTAAGCAACTTAAAAAAATCAACTGAAGTTTTTATAGATAAGTCTGATCCTAAATATTTGCGGGCAATAAAAGAGGTTTATGTTTACGAAAACATGAATGTCATTGGAGCTTGTCAAAAAATACTATTTTATAGCCCGACTCAAGCCTATGTATTACTTAACGCGTGGTTTAATGACTATTTTCATGCGACTTACACAGAATTACTTGAAAACGCAATCTTAGATAAAGAACCGTAAAAAAACCAAAGCTTATGTATCTATAATCAAGATATGTAAGCTTTTTTTGAAAGGAGAGATATGGACAACTTACAAATTGAGTATGTGGATATAAAATCCGTTAAACCATATCACAAAAATGCTAGGCATAATGATGGAGAGGCGACAGAGAAAGTTGCTGCATCCATAAAAGCTTTTGGTTTTCAACAACCTATCCTAGTAGATGATAATAATGTCATCATTACAGGTCATACTAGGCTAAAGGCTGCTATTTCCCTTGGGATTGACACAATACCTATCGCTCACGCTGTAAACCTCACAGACGAGCAGATAAAAGCTTATAGACTAGCAGATAATCGAGTGGCGGAGTATTCAACGTGGGATGCTGAGCTTTTGAATGTAGAACTAGGTGAGTTTAAAACAATAGATATGAGCCAATTCGGGTTTGATTTATCTGTAACAGGTCTAGATTTTGGTACAGATCAAGAACAAGAGGCGTCTGACATCGAGGAAGAAGATACAGAGGATTTCCACAGAGACACAACCATAAATCAGTACAATCTCTTACATTATGATGAAAGCAGAGTAGAGGGGCTTTATAACATGCCTATACTTGAGGGAGTAGATTATATCCCTAAAGATTTTCAAGGCTTTAATTATGTTTTAAATAAACCAGATTATAGCTCATGCGTACATTTTTTCCTAGACGATTATCAATTTGAACGCATTTGGCAAAGACCGGATTTTTATATTGAGAAGTTGCTTGAATTTGATTGTGCTCTAACTCCAGATTTTAGCTTATATCTTGATATGCCTATCGCTATGCAGGTATGGAATATATACAGGTCACGCTTGATAGGTCAAATCATGCAAGATTACGGGATGACAGTTATCCCCACAGTATCTTGGTCAACAGAGGATAGTTTTGCTTTTTGTTTTGATGGTTTGCCTAAAAACTCAACGCTAGCAATCAGTACGATAGGCGTTAAGCAAAACAAAGAGCAGTTGAAAATTTGGGAAAAGGGTGTAACAGAAATGATAAATCGTCTCAATCCCAAAAGAATTATAGTATATGGTGGAAAAGTGGAATACGATTATAAAGATATAGAGGTTGTCTATTTTGAAAATGCAACTACGGAAAGGATGAAAAACAATGGGCGGTAGAGGAGCAAGTGTTAAGTCAATCATAGCAAAGTATGAAAATCATAAAAAGAAGATTCATAATAGCTCAAGCGGAATAACAAGGGCTGAGCGAAAAAAACTTATTGAAGCCGGTTATTTTAAACGAGAGGAAACAAAATCAACCCCCAAAAACGAGAGTAAAAACTCTTTTGACAGAGCAAAAGAAATTAAAAACTTTAGCAGTCATGATTATAGAAAAGAAAACACTCCTAGAGGGGCTAAGTCGTTTGCTACAATGTTCCAGAAAAATGGAAGTTTAACTAATGGTATATTGGCTCACGGAGAGGAGTATGTTATAGCAAAATGGGCTAATCAAAAGGGATATAAAAACCTAGACAAAAAATCAAAAAGTGACATTGGTAAAATTATAGGTGAATATGCTAAAGGGCACAATGTGAAGTTATCAAGAGTAGTTAATTCTAATGAATGGGATTGGTACAAATATTGATAGAAAGAGGTTTAAAAATGGGCGGACGTGGGGCGAGCTCTGGAATGAGCAGAAAAAATAAGAAATATGGCACAGAGTATGAAACGCTGCACACAGACGGAAACATAAAATTTGTAAGATACAAAGATGGAAGTGCCAAGACACCTATGGAAACTATGACAAAAGGGCGTATTTATGGAACAGTTAATGAACGAGGTGTACTAAAGTCACTAACTTTTCATGATGATGCCAACAAAAGAAACAAACAGATTGACCTTGAGGGTGTACCTCATAAGATAAACGGAGTTCTTACATTACCACATGTGCATTACGGATACAATCATGAGGAGTATGGAGGAACTCATGCTTTGAGTTCTAAGGATATGAAAATAGTTGAAAAAGCTGTTAACTCTTGGTATAATAGAAACAAGAAATAGGAGAGTAGTTTACGAGTGAAAACATGGTATAGCACCAATGGAAAGTGATGGATTTAGCGAGGGTACACTAAATTTAGTAGTATCTAGCTATTGAAGCATGTGCTATTATCAAGACGACGGTTGAAATCCGTCCGCCTATAATCTTTAGCCTCAATTTAATATTGAGGCTTTTTTATTTTATCGTCTTAAAACAGCGTAAAACATCCCCTTTTTTAACATATACAATGAAATCATAAGTATAAAATGCTTGTGATTTTTTGTTTGAAAGGAGGGTGGAAATTGCCTAGAGATGGAACTAAAAATTTAACTCCTATGAACAAACGAAGTTTGGAGGAACAGAAAGAACTCCAAAGAAAAGGAGGTAAAGCATCTGGCATAGCGAGAAGAAAAAAAGCTGATCTAAAAAAAGCATTTGAAACCCTCTTATCTTTGGATGTGACGGATAGTAAAATCAAGAAACAACTTGAAGAAATGGGTATGGCTGGCAACAATGAGGCGTTACTGGCCTTTGCAACCTTTCAGCAAGCTGTAAAAGGCAATCAGAAAGCGACTGAGAACATAATCAAGCTGACAAATACTAAAGATAAATACGATATACAAGAACAGAAAGAGCGTATTAAAGCACTCAAGCATGAAAATAGAGAGCGTGCTGAAGCTGAGAAAGGCTCAAGTGAAACTATCGAGATAGTGGATGCATGGGCTGAAGATGTGAGGGGGGCAACAGATGACCTTTAATGTCCAGAAGAACATCAACCCTCATTTCAAATCGGTATGGGTATCTAGATTACCTTACAACGTGCTAAAGGGTGGCCGTAACTCTTTCAAATCGTCTGTTATCGTGCTGAAGTTAGTCTATATGATGCTAAGGTATATCAGAGTTGGAGAAACAGCCAATATAGTTGTTATTCGTAAGGTAGCCAATACAATCCGAGATAGTGTTTTTAATAAGATTTTTTGGGCTTTAAATTTGTTTGGCATGGGTAACAAATTTAAAAAAACAGTAAGCCCGTTTCAAATCATACACAAAAAGACAGGCTCAACATTTTACTTTTATGGTCAAGATGACTTTCAAAAGTTGAAATCAAATGATATTGGTAACATCATAGCGGTTTGGTACGAGGAGGCCGCTGAGTTTGCAAGTCAAGAGGATTTTGACCAGTCAAATGTGACCTTTATGCGACAGAAACACCCACGCGCCAAGTTTGTACAATTCTTTTGGAGTTACAACCCGCCTAGAAATCCATATAGTTGGATCAATGAATGGTTTGAGAGCATCAAAACGAATAAGAATTATTTGGCACACTCAAGCACCTATCTTGATGATGAACTCGGATTCGTTACTGATCAGATGCTAGAAGATATAGAGCGCATCAAAGAAAATGATTACGACTATTACAGATATCTATATCTAGGTGAGGCAGTCGGATTAGGTAACAACGTGTATAACATGAGTATGTTTCATCCATTGGATGCTTTGCCTAGTGATGATAGGTTGATAGGTATATCTTTTGCGCTAGATGGCGGACATCAACAGTCAGCAACCGCTTGTTGTGCTTTTGGGATAACAGCTAAAGGAAAAGTAATCTTACTTGATACCTGGTATTATTCACCAGCTGGTCAATTAGTCAAGAAAGCGCCTAGTCAGCTATCCAAAGAGATATATACTTATATACGCTCAGTTATTGAAAAGTACAGAGTACAAGCCTTACAATACACAATAGATAGTGCCGAGGGAGCGTTGAGAAACCAGATGTTTCTTGACTTTGGTTTGAAATGGCATCCAGTCGCTAAACTTAGAAAAGTGACTATGATTGACAGTTTTCAATCTTTGCTTGCTCAAGGTCGCTTTTACTATCTCAACACCGAAAACAACAAGATATTTATTGAAGAACACAAGATGTATCGTTGGGATGAAAAGACTATCAAATCTGATAATCCTAGCGTTATCAAAGAAGATGACCACACATGCGACACAACACAGTATTTTGTGCTAGACAATGCTAAATTGCTCGGTTTGCGTGTTGGTAACGTATAGAGGAGGGCAATCATGAGCCTATTTCAAAAAGTAAAAGACTTTTTTAATCGAGGGAGGTATTATATGCAGACATCAAACCTTAATAGTATTTTAGAACATCCAAAAATTGCAGTGACTCAAGAGGAGTATGACCGGATCAAGAGAAATCTAGTCTACTATCAATCAAAATGGGATGATGTTCAGTACAAGAACACAGATGGAGATATCCAATCCCGCCCAATGAATCACTTGCCAATTGCAAGAACAGCATCGAAGAAGATTGCTAGCTTGGTTTACAATGAACAAGCAACTATCACAACAAAAAACGAAATTTTACAGAAATTTTTGGATGACATGCTGGTAAACGATAGGTTTAATAAAAATTTTGAACGCTATCTAGAAAGCTGCTTGGCGCTTGGTGGGCTTGCTATGAGGCCTTACATTGATGGGGATAAGGTCAGAGTGGCATTTATTCAAGCACCAGTATTCTTTCCATTAGAGAGCAATGTGCAAGATGTTTCAAGTGCTGCAATCCTTACTAAGACTATCAAATCTGAGGGGCGTAAGAACGTTTATTATACTCTTGTTGAATTTCACGAGTGGGTGACAGCAGATGGGCAAGAAACAGGTAGTACAAACGATAAAAAGTATTATCGCATTACAAATGAGCTATACAGATCAGATGTGAATGATGTGCTTGGTCAACGTGTGAACTTGAGTGAACTAGACAAGTACAAGGATTTAGAACCCGTAACAGTCTTTGAAAACCTATCAAGACCACTATTTACTTATCTAAAAACTCCAGGAATGAATAATAAAGACATCAATAGCCCTCTCGGATTGTCTATCTTTGATAACGCAAAGACAACTATTGATTTTATCAATCGTTCTTATGATGAATTTATGTGGGAAGTGAGGATGGGACAAAGGCGCGTGATTGTCCCAGAACATCTAACACAAAGACAATATCAAAATCCAGATGGAACAATAGATTTTAGACCACGGTTTGATGTTGAGCAGAATGTTTATATGCAAATTGGCGGATCTAGTATGGATGCTGGTGGTATTACAGACCTTACCTCACCAATTCGAGCAGATGATTACATTTTGGCAATTTCAGAGGGTTTGAAACTCTTTGAAATGCAGATTGGTGTATCAAGTGGGATGTTTACCTTTGATGGCCAAGGAATGAAAACAGCAACAGAAATCGTCAGCGAGAACTCAGACACTTATCAGATGCGCAACAGCATTGTGGCACTTGTTGAACAAGCTATCAAAGAGCTTTGTGTCTCTATGTGTGAGTTAGGTAAGGCGGTGGGGGTTTACAGTGGAGAAATCCCAGAACTGAAAGATATTTCTGTAAACCTAGATGATGGAGTATTCACAGACCGTCATGTCGAGCTTGACTATTGGGCTAAAATGGTAGCAGCAGGATTCTCAACCAAGAAACGGGCAATTGGAAAAACCTTGAATCTTTCTGATGTTGAGGCAGAAAAAGAACTCAATGCTATCAATAGTGAGTTGCCGCCTATGAATGATGCCGAGCTTGCTATTTATGGTATGCATGACCAAAACGAGGAGGAAGAAGATGACAAAGGTTAAATTTGGAGTTACTAGCGTTGACTACTCAGCAAGCATTGAAGATACGCCAACATTAAAACTAGGTTTAATGATTAGAGGGAGTGGGAGACTAGATGCCTCCTCAGTTATTAAAAAACTAATCAAGGATATTTCTGAACTAGAATACGAATTAGAAGAATAAACTGGTCAATTGGCCAGTTTTCTTTCAAGAGAGGGCTTTTGAATGAAAAAAAAGAGAAAACAGCTCACGTTTAATGACCAACAATTTCCTTTGCAAATGCAGGGAGTGGGGGATATTTACGAAAAATTACAGATTGATCTCTTTGACCGTATGATAAAACGCTTAAAAGAGCGTGGGTCTATTGATTTAATGAGAAACCCTTATATCTGGCAGTTAGAGAAACTAAATGATATGCACATGCTCAACAAACAGAATCTAAAGCTGATTTCAGAGCGTACAGGAATTGCTGAAAGATTGTTGCGTGATGTAATTGAGAATGAGGGTCTGAAAGTCTATACAGACACTAGACAACAACTTGAAGAAGATTTGAATAGAAATCCTACTAGACAGATTTCAAATGCCGTAACAGAAAGTTTAGAGGCTTATTCTAGGCAGGCAGTTAGTGATTTGAACCTTATCAACACAACTTTGCCAAAGAGTTTACAAGTGGCCTATAAGGCGATTGTTGAGGAAACAGTCGCTCAAGTAGTGGCAGGCACTAAAACAAGTGATAGAGCATTGCATGATACCATCATGAAATGGCACAAGAACGCTTTCACGGGATTTGTCGATAAAGGTGGGAGGCATTGGAGAGCTGATAGCTATGCGAGAGCTATTATCAAGAGTACAACATACAAAGTTTACAACGAAATGCGTACTAGACCAGCTGAAGAGTTAGGAATAGACACTTTTTACTATTCCAAAAAAGCAATGGCTAGGCCTGCTTGCAGTCCATTACAGGGGCAGATAGTTACTAAAGGAGCTAGCAGGGAGATAGATGGCATAACTATCTATTCTTTGTTAGATTACGGTTACGGAACGGCAGCAGGATGTCTTGGAATACATTGTGGTCATTATCTGACACCGTTTATTGTTGGAGTTCATGAGTTACCGAACTTACCAGACTATCTGAAGAACTTGACACCAGAACAAGCTGAAGAAAATGCACGCATTGAAGCAAGTCAACGAGGCCTTGAAAGACTTATCAAGACACATAAAGAGCGATTACATTATGCTCATACCTTGCAAGATGACAAGATGATAAAAGCTGAGCGCTTGAGAGTTAGAGAGTATCAAACCAAGATACGTAACTTGATAAATCAGCATGATTTCTTAACAAGAGATTACAGACGGGAAAAATTATATGTTTCATAAAGGATTTGTGTTTCACAAGTCCTTTTTTGTATTTAAAACCGTAAAAAATCCCTATCCATCAAAGGTATATTGAGAGAGTAAATAATATTTTGCTTGAGGTGGGAGTTGTCCACCTAAAAAGAACTAGGAGGGTACAAATGGCATTTACAACTGAAGAACTACTCAATCTTGGATTGACTGAAGAACAGGCTAAGTCAGTTTTTGCTTTGCGAGGAAAAGAGCTGAATGAGGACAAATCAGCCTTAGAAACTATCACACAAGAGCGAGATAGTCTCAAAACACAGTTGCAAAAGGCAGAGGAGCAAGTTGAACACTTGAAATCGCTTGAAGGTATCAGCGCTAAACAGAAAGAGGCGATTGATGAATTACAGGCTGAATATGACAAGTATAAAAACGAAGCTGCTGCTGAACTTGCACAAACAAAAAAGGTTAGTGCTATCAGTCTAGCTCTGAAAGATACAAATGCTTTCAATCCAGACAAGTTGATGAAATTCATTGATGTTGATGCTATCCAGTTAGATGACAACGGGAAACCTCAGATTGATGAAGTAATCAACAGTTTGAAAGAAAGTGATCCTTATCTGTTCAAAGCTGAAGAAAGTAAGCCTAGCCCGAATATTTTACCTCAAGGTAATCCAGCAGGAGAGGGCACAAGTGATGTCGACCCATTCCAAGCGATTATTGACGGGTATGGCAAATAACAGAAAGGAGATTACAAATGCCAAGTAATCAAAACAATGCAACACGTCGCTATGAGCAACAATATGCGGGGATTCTAAACACAGTTTTTGGAGTGCGTGCAGCCTTTACAGGTGCTTTGTCGCCAATTCAGATTTTGGATGGCGTACAAGAAAATGAAACAGCATTCTCAGTTAAAACAAACAATACTCCAGTCGTGATTGGAGAGTACAAGACAGGCGCAAACGATGGGGACTTTGGCGATAATACAGGCGCTGAGTCACGCTTTGGGGAATTGAAAGAAATCAAGTACAGCAATACTAAGGTTGACTATGATTACACGCTCACTATCCATGAGGGACTTGATCGTTACACAGTAAATAATGACCTTAAAGCTGCAATCGCCGACCGCTTGAAACTCCAATCTGAGGCGCAAACACGAACCATCAACAAACGTATTGGTGAGTACATGTCAGACAACGCTGGCCAAACTGAGGCACTTGCTGACTTTTCAGAAGATAAGCTAAAAGCTTTGTTTAACAAGGTATCAGCTTATTACACAAACAATGAAGTAACTGCACCAGTTACAGTGTATCTCCGAGCTGAGCTATACAATGCCATTGTTGATATGGCCTCAGTGACATCAGCTAAAGGCTCAAGCATCTCACTAGATGAGAATGGTTTGCCAAAATACAAAGGTTTTACTTTGGTTGAAACACCAGCACAATACTTTAAAACAGGGGTTGTCGCTATCTTTTCTCCAGATGGAATCGTTATCCCGTTTGTAGGTATCTCAACTGCTCGTGCTATTGAAGCTGAAAACTTTGACGGCGTAAAATTGCAAGCTGCTGCTAAAGGTGGTACTTACGTCTTGGATGACAACAAGAAAGCGATTTACAAAGTTACAGGAACTATTGTATAGGAGGTAGAACATGGCACTTTATCGAGCAACAAAAAACCTTTTCTTTGAACAGCTCAACAAAGATGTGATCGTTGATGACATTATTGAACTTGAAGAAGATTACGCCAAAGAAGTCAACAAGAAACTAAAGAATGCTTTTCCTGATGTGAAAAACGTTTTGGAACTTGTTGACAAAAATGGAACGCTAGAACCAGAAGAAGATGCCCCATCAGTAGATGATGTATCTCAAGCAACTGTTGAAGATTAAATAAGGGGTGGCAACACCCTTTATTTTTAAGGGAGGTTACGCATGACTTATTTAACACAAGATGAGTTTACTAAGTTAGGTTTTGATGAAGTTACAAACTTTGAAAAATTGGCAAACAGGGCAAAGATAGCAATTGACCTATACACTAACGGTTTTTATCAGAAAGGCATTGACTTTGAAAAAGATATTTCCTATCGGAAAAATGCTGTTAAGCTTGCTATGGCTTTTCAAATCGCCTATCTCGATTCATCTGGCATTATGTCAGCTGATGACAAACAGCTAGCCAATAGTGTCTCTATTGGCCGTACATCAATCTCTTATAGCACCTCACAAAGCAGATCAGCAGGTCAGCAATTTAATTTGTCTATGGATGCTGAAAATGCTTTGAGACAAGCCGGCTTTAGCCTAGTTGTTGGAGTTGTATATGATCGATAAGCGACTATTAAAAGGGATTGACAAGCGTTTGTTAAATGATGTCATAACCATAAAGAAAGTAACTGGCAAAAATGATTATGGGGATGAAGTATATTCAGAGCCGTTGACTATTAAAAATGTACGTTTTGATAGATCAGTGGTGGCATCTGGTAATCGTAACTCAAAATCTGGCACAGGAAATTCAAAATCAAGGCAAAAACAAGGGGTTATATACCTCTATCCATCCCTTTCTTTTGTGACAGCCAATGATGATTGGATGGGTGCAAAAGTAAACGATGGGATAAGGAATTACACAATTAATGGATATCAAACTAACTATTATGATGGAGAGATATTCAGTCAAGAAATTGAGGTGATCTAATGAGTATCGCCATTAAAGTTGACTTGCAGAAAGCTAAACAGAAACTTTCGAGCGAATCCATGACAAGAGGAAAGATTGCAGTTGCTAGCAAAATCTTGCTAGACAATGAGCAATATATCCCCTTACGAGGAGGAGATTTGAGAGCTTCTGGCCGAATCGTTGGACAGGGTGATGCTGTTGTCTATGGAACAGTTTATGCTAGAGCGCAATTTTACGGCTCAAACGGCATTGTCACCTTTAGGAGATATACTACTCCGGGTACAGGAAAACGATGGGATCAAGTTGCTACTAGTAAACATGCTGAAGAATGGGCTAGAGCTTTTGTGAAAGGAATGGGACTTTGATGCGAGAAAATGACTTTCAAAATGTACTTTTAAAGCATATCAAGACTTTAAATTTACCAATCCAACCACGCTTTGATTATTTTGAGGATGACAAAGATGACCTGGTTATCAATCAGATACCAGGCGGGAAAGTGGATAGAGAGTATATGGATGGCACACAAGAGATTTCTTTGCCGTTTGAAATTGCTGTAAAGGCAAAGAAGAACTCAGTAGCCAATGACACTATCTGGTTAGTCACCTCAGAACTTTCGAAGATAGACTTAGTTTTGCCAAGTGACAATAATTCTTATGAATATATGGGAATGGAAGTCAGCAGGCCTGCCATGAAAGGTAAGGATGAGCAAGGCTATTATTATTACACAATTGAAATTGTGGCAAAAATCGTAATTGAGAGGAAAAAACAATGAGACAAAAAAACGCCCTACGTGGCCACTTTGTAGCTCCGTACAACAACGGAACAGAACCGACTGAAGATAAGTGGGTTGAAATTGCTAAATGGATCTCAGACGTATCAGATGATACAGATGAGAAAACAGATGATCAAGCATACTATGACGGTGATGGAGTTGAAGAAACAACGGTAGTCAGTGTAAAAGGTGCTTATACCTTTGAGGGTACTTATGATCCAGAAGATAAGGCACAGGCTCTTATTGCTAGCATGAAGTACAAGACAGGGGATGACAGGAAGTTATGGCACAAAGTTGTATCTTCTGACAAGAAAAAACAATGGGTTGGAGCTGCAACCGCAACAGAAATTAAAGCCGGATCTGGTGCTGCTTCTGACTTTGAAGCATTTGGATGCAAACTTTCGTTTAACTCAACGCCAAAAGAAACAGGCATTGGGTAATAGCTTTTGATAAGGGCGGGCATTTAAGCCTTGCCCTTTTTTAACAAGAAAAAGGAGTAGAGAAATGACAGATATTCAGATTGAACTAAAACGTACTGGTTTCCCAGTTAAAATCGGCGAAGTAGAGCTATGGTTTGATACAAGTCAAGAGAGTTTGATGCGCTTTTATGACATGGAAGAAGAACTCCAACGTCGCCTTGTCCAGTATGAATTGGATGTGGTAACTGCAAATATCGATAACAAAATTGAGCGTGATGGAGTGACTAAAGAAGTAGTTGCTGGGGCTATTGAATTAGAGAAGAAACAACTCGAAATCCAATATGATCTTATTTTCGGTGATGGTACATTTGACAAGTTGTATTCTGTATATCCAGATTATAACGCTCTAAAAAACGCTCTAGAACAGACCGCAATCATGTTGCGTGACAAGTTGGAAGAAGTTGCAGAACAACATGAAAAGGTGGTGAAAGAGCGTGCTAGTCACTATTTGAACAAGGGAAAAGTCACTCCAATCAAGAACAACAAGAAACGCAAAAAGAATAAAAAGAAATAGCTAGGTAAAAAATATGTCTATGAAATTAAATGATGCTTTAATCACAAGTTTCTCTATTGATGATAAGGAGTATGACATAGACTTGTCTTTTAATAAGGTTCTTGATGTCTTTGAAATCTTGAAAGAGGGAGAGTTGACAGAGTTTGAAAAAGCACAGTTGATTGTCCATTTACTAACTGGCCAAGAATTATACGACATCAAAGAGGTTGTAGATTGTTGGATTTACATAAAAGAACATTTTTTAGAAATCGAAAAAGAAACTGTTCAGTATGATTTGCTAGGCAATCCAATGCCAAAGGCAAAAGATGAAGAAGAACAAGAAAAATTGATTGATTTTGAACAAGATGCAGAATACATTTACGCTAGCTTTTTACAAGCTTATGGCATCAATCTTTTAAAAGTTCAAAACAAGTTGACATGGACAGAATTTAAAGCACTTTTGAACTCTTTGCCAGATAACACAATCATGCAACAGATTATAGAAATCCGAGCATGGAAACCAGAACATGGTGGGGATAAGAACAAAATGCGCAAATTACAAGCTAAATATAGTTTAGGAAAGGAGGGAGAAGTAAATGGCTGATGGAAAAGTTACCATCGTTGTCGATGTGGACGGAAATAAAGTCAAGGTTCTAAATGATGAGTTAGACAAGACAGCACAAAAGGGCGATAGAGGAAGTGATTCTCTAAAGAAGTTTGCTCTTGGTGGTGCTGCTTTCAAACTGGCATCTAAAGCGGTAGATCTTCTAACAGATTCCTTGGGCGGAGCGATTCAACGTTTTGATACCCTTGAAAGTTATCCAAGAGTGATGCAAGCGATGGGACATAGTACAGAAGATGTCACGCGCTCAACTAAGAAACTTGCAGCAGGTATTGAGGGCTTGCCTACGACTTTGAATGAAGTAGTTGGTACAGCTCAACGTCTTACCTCGATTACTGGAGACATCAACAAATCAACAGATCTAACACTTGCTCTTAATAATGCCTTTCTTGCCTCTGGATCTTCTAGTGCTGATGCAAGCCGTGGTTTACAACAGTTTAGCCAGATGTTATCAGCTGGTAAGGTTGATATGCAATCCTGGAAAACATTGCAAGAAACAATGCCTTACGCTTTGCAAAAAACGGCTGAGTCATTTGGATTTGCTGGTCAATCTGCTCAGAATGATTTCTATTCTGCATTAAAAGAGGGGCGTATCACTTTCGACCAATTTTCAAGCAAATTGGTTGAATTGAACGGTGGCGTTGGTGGTTTTGCTGAACTTGCTAAATCTAATAGTAAAGGGATTCAGACCTCTTTTGGCAACTTAAAAAATGCAGTTGTTAAAGGTGTAGCGAATACAATCAAAGCTCTTGACGATTTAACAAAGGCAGCAACAGGAAAAACAATTGCTGAGAACTTCGATGCATTGAAAGTAATCATCAATGCTGCTTTTGGTGTGATTGTCAATGTTATTAAAGCTAGTACACCTGTTTTTCAGACTTTGTTTAGTATTTTGGGCACTGGAATTTCTGTAATTTCATCTTTGACACCAGTTATTATTAGTTTAGTTTCTGCTTTGGTGGCTATGCGTGCCGCCAATGAAGCTATAACAGCAACAAAAAACTTAATTAATGCCTGGCAAACATTCAAAACAACGGCCACAGGAGCAATACAGATTATTAATTTAATGACTGCTGCACAAGCAACTTGTGGAACAGTTACAAAAGCTCAAATGGTCGCTAACTTGGCCAATAACGGGGCTTTAACAGCGTCCAATTTGCTTTATGGTGTTTTAACTGGCGCTATTAGTTTACAAACTGCTGCCACTATTGCTGCGACTGCTGCAACGACAGCATTTAAAGCAGCACTGACAGCTTTAACTGGCCCGATTGGTTGGATTGTTGCTGGTGTAGGTCTTGCCGTTGGTGCATTGGTAGGGTTGTGGCAATGGCTGACTGCCGAGAGTGAGGAGACCAAACGCCTCAAATCAGAACAAGAGGAGTTAGTCAAGAGTACGGATCAATTAACAGATTCTGTTAAACAAAGTGCAAAAGAACGTCAAAAAAATCTTGAATCCGTAAAAGGTAATACAGAATCTTATCAAAAATTGGCTGACGAAATTGTCCAGTTATCACAAAAGACAAATAAGACAGCAGCAGACAAGAAAAATCTCAAGAAAAAGATTGATGCTTTGAATGCCTCAGTTAGCGGTTTAAATCTGGCCTATGATAAGAACTCTGATTCTTTGTCTCACAACAGTGATCAAATCAAAGCTAGAATCTCAGCGATGGAGGCAGAATCGACATGGGAGGCATCCCAAAAGAACCTGCTTGATATCGAACAAAAGCGTGCTGAAATTGGCGAGCAACTGAAGCAGATTGCAGAACAACGGAATAAATGGAATGAAGAATCCAATGTTAGCGATAGTGTTCGTAAAGAGAAACTGCAAGAACTCAATGACAAAGAAACTGAGCTGAAAAACACTCAGACAGAATTGCAAACTGAGTACGAAAAAACATCTCAAGTTCAACAAGCGGCATCTGAAGCTATGGCTGCAGCTGCTGAAAGTGGGTCAAATAGACAAGTTGTAGCATACGAAAGTATGTCAAAGGCTCAACAAAAGGCTATTGATGACATGCGTACTAAATACAATGAGTTGCTTGAAACCACAACGAATATGTTTGATCAAATCAAATTCAAGTCAGCGATTAGCATTGATGAAATGATTGCTAACCTCCAAAAAAATCAAGAGGCGGTTGATAATTGGGCTACTAACCTAAATACTTTGGCAGAGCGTGGAGTAAATGAGGGTATTTTGGCCAAATTGAAAGCAATGGGGCCAGAGGGTAGCTTGTATGTCCAAGAGTTGGTAAACGCATCAGATGAAAAATTAGCAAGCTTAAACGAAGTGTTTGCTAAAGGTGGTGAATCAGCAATGAAAGGTTTGACAGCTGGGATGGACACAGGTGCGCTAGGTATCACAGATCAGATTAAGGGTATCATACAAAGTCAAGTTTCAAGTCTGCAAGAGGAAATTGAGGCTGCTGACTTTCCAGGGAAAGGGGAAAATATACCTGAAGGTGTTGGAGCAGGTATTGCTGCTGGGGCTAAATTTGCAAGTGAAGCTTCTAAAAACATGGCTACCGAAACAAAAGAGGCTTTTACAAGCGAAATGGATATCCATTCGCCATCTCGGGTATTTAACGAATATGGCGGATTTATCACTGCTGGTTTAGCAGAGGGTGTTGATGAGGGCGCTAATCAACCCATAAATGCAATGCAAAGTTTGTCTGGCGAAGTTAAATCGCCATTCAATTCATTGTACTCAGACTTTACTTATGTTGGTGATATGGCTATGGCTGGACTCAATGCCGGGCTTAACAATGGGGCGGGTTCTGTAATGTCAACCGCTGCAAATATCGCCGCTAGAGTTAGAGATACTATCAAGAGTGCACTAGATATTCACTCACCATCTAGGGTAATGCGTGATGAAATCGGGCGATTTATTCCTCAAGGAATTGCTGTCGGCATTGAGGCAGATGCCGGAATTGTCAAGAAATCTATGTTGAGATTAAAAGAAAGCATGATGATTGATGCAAGTCCAGAAATTGCACTTGGTTTGAACAAGGATTTAGGTGCTCAAGTGACTGTTAAACAAAGTAGTAAGCAGACAATAGCTGAAAAAATCAAGGTCACTATGGACAAATCTAGCGAGTTGTTAGAGAAAGCCCTAGATGTGGCTGAGACGGCCGTTAGACGACCGAATGAAATGTACTTAAACGATGGTACTTTAGTCGCTAAAACAGGCGATAAATTCGCTAAATATCAGTCAGAGCAACTCAGACGGGAAAATAGAATGAGAGGTATTCTTGAATGACGAAAACGATGGTTTTTAATGGCGTTGATATGTCGCGCTTCATCAAAATCAAGGATATTATTCGCCCTATTGGAAATAAGAGGAGCGTTACATTTGATAATGCTCCCTCGTTGGGCGTAAACATCCAACAAGTGAAACGTGGGGAAAAGGAGCACACTATCAAGTTTGACATGATTGAGCGTGATGGGGAGGCTCTTGAACGCCTTAAACATGAATTGGCTGGTGTTTTGAACGTACTAGAGCCTGTAAAAGTTGTTTATGGTGATGAACCGGACAAGTATTATATGGGGTTGCCAGTTGATGAAATCACCCCAGAAAACTTGACAAGATGGTTTCAACGCTCGGAGTTTAAACTTGTCATTCCTGATGGAGTAGCCCACAGCTCAGCTTACAAAAAGTTTGATAGTATAGCTAACGCTACTGTAACAGGAAATAAAATGGTATTTGATTTGGCCAACAATGGAACAGTTCCAGCAAATCCAATCGTAAAAGTCAAGCACAATGCAGATAACGGTTATATCGGTATAGCGAATAACACTGGTTCTTTTGAAATTGGAAATAGCGAAGATGCTTTTACTGAGCCATCCCAAAAATCAGAAATGTTGCTTAACTATCGAGATAATGAGATCTCAAATGGTTTTATTAAAGCGTTAAAAAATCAAGCTGTTACAAACGATAATACAGAGTATGTAGTCGGAACAGCTGAGATGGTGAATCTCTGGGATCGCTCACATATTCGATTGAAAGATTTGCGAGGAGAAACCAAATTACACAACTATGCAACTAGCTTGTCGTGGGATATTCCAGCCAATAGTGCAAAAACAACAGGATCACTGGATGACTATTTGTGGTGGAGACAAGTTTTTTGGGCGGAGGCAAACAACCAATACGGCTTCATCAAGATTACTGTATCTGATACAGCAGGTAAGTTTTTATATGGAGTGGAAACTTTTAAACGAAATCTTAGTTCTGATTGTGAATACAACTTTTTTGTAAGCGATGGGAACGGTGGTTATCGTATCTTGGGACGTTGGAGATTTGATGGTACAACAACTGCTGACCGAAATCCTTTCAGCGTGGCCAAAGGATGGTCTGACTTGAAACGTAATGATGACAGAATCCAAGTTTTTTATGGTGGTTCTCACTCTACTTTCATTATTCCGGAAATTAAAGGGAAAAAATCCGCTAGAATCCATGTGACAATAGGGGCGTATCGAGATCATCCAATGGTTTCTCATATGTATCTGGATGGTTTTTATTATCGCAAAGACTTTGTTACGCAGACAAGAGATATTCCTAACCGTTTTACGACTGGTTCAAATGTTGTTATCAACAGCGAAGACGATACGGTCTATATTGATGATATTGCAAAAGCAAGTGAGGTTGTAGATGGTTCTCAATGGCTCTCTATCCCTCCAGGTAATTCAAAATTAGAGCTGTACTTCTCTAGCTTTATCAAAAAACATCCGACAGTAACGATTGAATTCGAAGAAAGGTGGCTATAATGCTATTAACAATTCATGATGCAAGTTTGCAAAAAGTTGCTTTTGTTGATAACGACAAGCAAAATACGCTTAATTATTACGACGATACTTGGGCAAGGGATTTACCGACCGGATCCTCAACATTTGAGTTCACTGTATTTAAAAAAGCCATTAAATCGGATACTGCGTTATCTAAGGCTTATCAATTTCTGAATGAGCGTGCCTGGGTTTCGTTTCGATACCATGGGCGCACCTACCTATTCAATGTGATGACTGTTGAGGAAAACGAGCAGACAATCAAATGTTATTGTGAAAACCTCAATCTTGATTTGATTAATGAGCATGCCAATCCGTACAAAGCAGAAAGAGCAATGTCATTTATTGAGTATTGCCAAGAAATGGGGTTGCTTGGTTTCAGTAATCTTTCCGTTGGAATCAACGAGATTTCAGATAGGCGACGAACCCTAGAGTGGGAAGGACAAGATACTAATCTTGCTCGTTTGCTTAGTTTGGCTAACAAATTCGATGCAGAAATTGAGTTTGAGACACAATTAAATGCCGATAGTTCTATCAAATCATTCAGAGTTAATGTGTATCAAGAGAACGACGAGAATCATCAAGGTGTTGGGCGTGTCAGAAACGACATACAGCTAACTTATGGCAAAAATCTAACTTCTATCACTAGAAAAGTTGATAAGACAGGTGTTTTTAATGCGATTAGACCAACAGGTAAAAGGCGTGTTAAAAATGAAAAGGGCGAAGAAGTAGAAGAGGTGGTAACACTTGGAGGTTTAGATCCTTGGTCTGTAACGAGGGATGGAATCCTTGAATTTTATCAACGAAATGAATCTCTATATGCCCCTATCTCAATGCAAATGTATCCATCTGTTTTTAGCCCAAGCACATTCGATGATCAATGGATACGAAAGGATTTCTCTTACGAGACCGACAATCCAAAAGAATTGCGCCGATTGGCTTACAATGAGTTGAAAAAGCATTGTTATCCTGCGGTGACATATGAAGTAGATGGATTTATCGATGTGGAGATTGGTGACACAATCAAGATTTATGACAATGGTTTTAATCCAGCTCTTATGATTCAAGCACGAGTCTCTGAGCAGAAAATTAGCTTTACGAACCCAGCGAGCAATAAAACTACGTTTTCTAATTTCAAGGCACTTGAAAACAAGTTATCGGATGGCATTCAAGCAGCTTTCGAGCGACTTTTTGAGGCATCGAAGCCATACATTATCAAGTTAGCAACTGATAAAGGTGTCATCTTTAAGAATGGGGCTGGCGAAAGTACAGTAACTGCTACTTTGTATAAAGGTGGTAAGCCTGTTGTGGCTGGTGTCACATGGCGTTGGGCACTTGATGGTAACGTATCAACAGGTATGAGCTATGTCGTCAGAGGTTCGAGCGTAAGAGACACATCTACGCTAACTGTTGCTGCTTACATTGATAATAATCAAGTTGCTGTTGATGAGATATCTTTCGCAAATGTTCTAGATGGTACAACAGGAACACCTGGAACACCAGGGCGAGATGGCCGTACTCCTTATGTCCATACAGCATGGGCTAATAATGCAACAGGAACAGATGGATTTAGTCTTGATAGCTCAATCAATAAACTTTATATTGGTATTTACACAGATTTTGAACCAAATGATAGCACAGACCCTAAAAAATACAAGTGGGCTAAAGTAAAAGGGGACAAGGGCGAAAAAGGCGATAAAGGGGATCCGGGACAGCGTGGACTGCAAGGTTTACAAGGTGCAAGAGGTGAACAGGGATTACCTGGTCGCAATGGTGCAGATGGAAAAACTCAGTATACTCATATAGCTTATAGCAATAGCTCAGATGGACGCAAAGATTTTTCTGTTAGTGTATCTGATAGGGCATATATTGGTATGTATGTAGATTTTATACAAGCCGATAGTTCTAACCCTGCTGATTACGCTTGGACACTTGTAAAAGGTTCTGATGGTGCAAATGGTGTGGCAGGTAAGGCTGGTGCAGATGGTAGGACACCATACTTACATATAGCCTACGCCACATCAAACAACGGCTCACAGGGTTTCTCAACTACTGACAGTACAAATAAAACGTATATTGGAACATACACAGATTACACTCAGGCGGACAGTACAGATTACAGAACTTATAAGTGGACATTGATAAAAGGAGCAGATGGTACTGGTATTTCTAATGTAACTAATTACTATTTAGCTACTACAGTCTCAACAGGTATTACAAGAGCAAGTACAGGGTGGACAACTACGCCACAGACTATCACCTCAGACAAGCGTTATTTGTGGAATTATCGAGTTGAGCTATACACAAACGGTACAAGCAAAACCACAGAGCCTACTGTTATTGGTGTGCATGGGGAAAAAGGAGAACGTGGATTACAAGGTGATCAAGGCGTTCCAGGAATTAGAGGGACAGACGGAAGAACCCAGTACACTCATATTGCTTACGCAGATAATGCAGTTGGAGGAGGTTTTAGCCAAACTAATACCAATAAGCCATATATTGGTATGTATGTCGATTTTAATGCTGCAGATAGTACTAATCCAACAGTTTATAAATGGACAAAGTGGAAAGGTGAGGATGGTGCGCAAGGTGTACCGGGAGCAAAAGGAGCAGATGGTAGAACACCGTATTTTCACAGGGCATGGGCTAACTCTGCTGATGGCCGTGATGGTTTTAGCACCTCTGATAGCACAAACAAGCGCTATTTGGGTACTTTGACGGATTTCACTGAGGCGGATAGTCAAAATCCTGCGAGCTATAAGTGGACACCTCTTTTCGATAATGTAAAGGTTGGTGGAAAAAATTATATAAGAAATGCCTCGTTTCTCTCTGGAGAGAACAAGTGGAGCAGAGCCTCTGTAAATGGATTAGCGTATAATTTCACTCATTCTGCAGCCAATAAGGGCAGGTCAGGCTTACATATGTTTAGCGAGAATGACACTGTTATTCCTCGCTGGAAAGGAATTTATCAAAAAATTCCATTGCCTCAGCCAGCAGACACTCCGGTTACTGTCTCAGCATTTTTTGCGAAAGATGGAGCACCTCAAGAGGCACACATTGGAATCCATTTTATAAAAGATGGGGTCATCGCTAGACAATCGTGGATTGATATACCAGCTTCTAAAATCACTGACAAGTACCAACGTTTTTCTCTATCAGCAAAGCATAATATACCTTTTGACTCAATAACAGTCATGCTCTATGTCGGATATGACAAGATTGTTAATCTGTATGTTACAGATGCCCAGGTAGAAATTGGCAATGTAATGACTGATTTTAGATTATCAGACGAAGACGTGCAAGAGACTATCAACTCTAAAGCCGACCAAGGGCTAACTCAAGAGCAGTTAAATGCACTTAGTGAGAAATCACAGATTTTAGAGGCTGAAATGAAGGCTAAAGCATCTATAGAGGCCTTTAGCGAATTAGAGAAAGCATATAATGCCTTTGTTGAAAAGAACGCTAAAGATGCAGCCCAATCTGAAAAAAATTTGATTGAAGCAGGTAGCAGAATTGATTTGTTGACAACTCAATTTGGAGGATTAGCAGAGCTTAAAACATTCATTGATACGTATATGAAAAGCACAAACGAGGGCTTGATTATTGGTAAAAATGATGCAAGCTCAACTATTAAGGTATCAAGTGATAGAATATCCATGTTTTCTGCAGGAAAAGAGGTTATGTATATTTCGCAAGGCGTAATAAACATTGATAATGGTATTTTTACAGCGTCAGTTCAAATTGGGCGTTTTAGAACAGAGCAATACCATCTTAACAAAGATGTGAATGTTATCCGTTATGTTGGATAAAAGGAGGTAAAATGGCTAAATACAGCAATTCAAGTGGTAGCTTATTTTTAAATGTTTACATCGACCAAGGTGCGCAGAATATCGCTGCTAATACCACAACGGTAAACTGGGAGATGACAGTTAGTCGCTCAAGTTATTACCACACATATAACAATAATGGTAGTAGTACACTTTCACTATCTCTTGATGGGCGTAATGTCCACAGTAGCAATCCAACTTGGGAGGTCTGGGACGGAGAAGTTACTCTTGCTAAGGGTTCAAGTACCATAGCTCATAATGCAGATGGAAGTAAAACTCTACCTCTTTCCTGCACATTTAACCCAAATAACGGTTATCATGAATCAATTACAGTTACAGCTAATATCAGTCTAACCACCATCCCGCGGGCCAGTTCTGTAAGCGTAAATGCTGGAACGATTGGCAGTCCAATCACGATTAATATTAGTCGTCACAGCTCAAGTTTCAAGCACACGGTACGATATGTTTGGGGTAATAAATCTGGTACTATTGCCTCTAACGTTGATACATCCACAACGTGGATGATCCCTCTTGATTTTGCAAATGAAATTCCAAATAGCACAAGCGGAACTGGGACAATTTATGTTGATACTTACTCGGCAGGTACTAAAACTGGCACGCAATCAACTATACTAACAGCAAGTATTCCACAAAACATGAAACCTACACTTTCTAATGTGACCTTAACAGATGCAAATGGTGTTGCTAGAGGGTTGCTGAACGGCAATAACTTTCTTCAAATCGTTTCAGATATCCAGGTAGGATTTAATGGCGCTAGTGGTGTCTATGGTTCAACTATTACAGGTTATAGAGCTGAGATTGTTAATAAGAATCATGTTGTTACCGAAAATGGCGGTAGACTTGGGATGATGAATTTTAATGGATCAGCAACGATTCGAGCTAGTGTGGTTGATAGTCGAGGTAGACAATCAGAGGCTAGAGATATTACTATCAATGTCATTGAGTATTTTGCTCCCTCTCTTAGCTTTACAGCTGTTAGAACAAGAGAGTCGCCCAATATCATTCAAATCATCAGAAACGCCAAAATAGCGCCTCTGATGCTCTCTGGTAAGCAGAGAAACAACATGACTTTGACTTTTCGGGTTGCTCCATTAAATACAAATAATTTTTCAGTAGATAATGGTAGCGCATCAGGTGTCTTTACAACCATTCATACATTGACAAATTCGGCTGCAAATTTAGCAGGGAATTATCCGGCCACTAAATCTTTTACAGTCATTGGACGACTTGAGGATAAGTTTACAAGCGTTGAATTTTCAGCTACTGTTGCGACCGAAAGCGTAGTAATGAGCTATGACAAAGATGGTCGGGTAGGTGTTGGAAAAGTTGCAGAGCAAGGAGGTGTAGGTTCTTTGGATGTGTTAGGTGACATCTATGCTAGAAATAAACCTATCCAACAGTATCAAATCACCGATAACAATGGATGTGGGAAGATCATCAAACAGGATTTTAATTCCATGAAAAATACTGGCTTTTGGTGGATAGACGGCAACTCTCAAAATAATCCATTTGGGGCTTGGGGGATGTTGGAGGTATTCAGACCTAACCCTAATTCACAGGAATGTATTCAACGCTTCACCACATCATTTGGATATATGGCTGTTAGAGAGAATGGATTTGATAATAACTGGAGGCCATGGCGCTATGTAGCCCAACAAACAAAGTCAACGAACAACTCTGATTATTTAGAGTCACAGAAAACTATTACTAAAAAAATTGATGGTGGATGGGGCGTGAAGCTCAACGCGACAAGAAATGGAAACACTGTCACATTATCAACCGAGCATATCTCGGTGTCTATCAATACTGATTCAGATTACAGGGAGTTACGTGAGATCTTACCAGCAGGGTTTAGGCCAGCGAGTGAGGCGCACTTAATATTACAGGGGCATTCAGGTTCAACAGTTTCAGGAACAGCTATCTTGCACTTGGCCACAGATGGTAAAATTCGTCTAACTAGTAAATCTCCAGGTAACAAGTTCTGGGTAGGAACAATTACTTATATCACATCTGATCCTTATCCATAACATCGTAAAAAATCCCTAATTTTTAACGGATAATTAATTTATAAAGGAGGAAATGACAATGCTAAAAGTCACTAAAACACGTCAGCTAGTAGCTGAATTTTTCGCACAAGATGGAGATCAACAAAAATTGGTCAAAACTACTGTAGTCAACACAGATAATGATGCTGTTTCAACAACATCCGAAACACTGCATGACCCGGATTTGTACGCTAAAAATCGTAGTAGCATGCGTAAACATGAGCAAGAGTTACGAGAAATGCGCTATAAGATTGAAGATGCCATTTTGGCAGAGCTAGAAGCAGAAGAGCATAAGGAATAGGAGATGTTTATGCCAGAATACGAGCGTTTAATTGTACAGTTCGTTTTCTCTCTCGTCCCTGTTGTAACTCTGTATTTCTCAATGAAAGACCGCAATACAAAGCAAGAAAATCGTATTACGGCTATGGAAAAAGACATTGAAAATCTGCAAGAATTTAAAGTGTCAGCAAATAAGCGGCTTGATAATCACGACGAGCAAAATAAAGCTATACTTGTTCTAGCTGAGCAAGTTAAGTCACTTGGCGAGGACGTGAGAGAATTAAAAAACCTAATCCAGAACAAACAATAAAAAAGGAGAATAAACATGATTAATTGGAAATTGCGTTTGCAAAATAAAGTGACACTAGTAGCTCTTTTAGGAGCGGTGTTTTTGATGGCTCAACAATTCGGCCTTGAGATTCCGAAAAATATCCAGGACGGTGTGAACACATTTGTTTACATTCTTGTGCTTGTTGGTGTTGTCAACGACCCAACAACTGCAGGAATTTCTGATAGCAACCGCGCTCTTGATTATCAAGAGCCAAGCGAGGACTAAGCAATGGTCAAAATAATCAATAATTCAATCTTTAGTGGAATTGCAGGAGCACGTCCAACCGAAAAACCAAAATACTACATCATGCACAATGATGCTGGTTCTATGAGCGCTGAAAGCTATGTGAATTGGTTGCAATCTCGATATGACAATGGACAGTCGGAGCTCGGCTTTGCTCATTACTATATCACTCGTGATGTAATCGCTCGTGTTGAAGATACTTACAATGGTACATGGAGCGCTGCAAACTACGATGCTAACATGAACTCTCTTAGCTACGAAGTATGCCAGCAGTTAAGCGCATCAGATGCCGAGTTCATTGAAAATGAAAACATGGTATTGCGCCAAATGGCCGAGGATATGACCTACTACGGTGATACTCCGAACTATTCAAATATCAAATTCCACAACGAGTTTTCAAGCACTTCATGTCCTGCACGTTCCTTAGAATTGCATGGTGGCTACAATGATAGCTTGCGTGACTATGTGATTGCTAAAATCAAGCATTATCAATCCCTTGGCTCGACTGTCCAAGAAATGCTTGCAAAAGAAGGCAATCAAGAGGGCTGGAAGAAAAATGCGACTGGCTGGTGGTATGTCAATGCAGATGGTTCTTATCCAACGAATAAATGGCAGAAAATCAACAATGTTTGGTATTACTTTGATAGCAATGGCTACATGAAGGCTAATTCATGGCACAAACATTCAGACGGGTACTGGTATTACTTGCTCCCAAATGGCGCTATGGCAACTGGTTGGGTGCTTATCAGTAACAAGTGGTACTACTTCAAAGAAGATGGCAAGATGGCCACTGGTTGGGTCAAGTACAAGGAACATTGGTACTATCTTGATTATCAAAAAGGAGAGATGGTATCAAATGCTTTTATCCAGTCAGCTGATAAAAAAGGTTGGTACTACCTTAAATCAGACGGAACAATGGCAGATAAGCCAGAGTTTACTGTTGAGCCTAACGGGCTCATTACTACAAAATAAAACGAAAGGAAAACTTTCAAAATAGATTACACAAAACCGCAGGCAATAACCTGCGGTTTTATTGTTTGTAAAAGGGGCAAAAAAGGGGCAAAAATGCCGTAAACCTCTGTAAAATGATGTAAAAACATTTATTTAAAAGCTCAAAATATAGCTGTTTTAAAAGGTATTGTAATATATAGTAAAACGATGTAAAGGTATTTGTAAAAGTAGATGGATTCTAAT